AGATCACGATAGACGATGGTGCCGACACAAGGCTCATGTGCCAGGCTCTGAAGTCACGGGGCTATACACCAGAGAGGACGCATATCTATCCAGATCCGGCGGGTAAGGCCAGGTCAACAAAGGGAATGCCAGACAATGAGATCCTAAAGGCCGAAGGGTTTTACAGTGTGCATGTAAGGTCAAGGGCCCCGCTTATTCGAAAGCGTCAACTGGCCGTATGTGCCCTACTCGAACAGGGCCGCATCATGTACAATCCAGATAAAATGCCTAACATGCGAAAAGACTTTCTATTAGTTGAGCAGGATAAAGTCACCCTTGAGAAGGTGAAGAAAAACCCACTATTGACGCACGCATCAGACGGTTTAGACTACGGTACAGATATTCTGTTCGAAGACGTTGGCAGAAAACCTCAGTCTCAAGTATTCAAACTTCGCTAACAGCCTTGGGGGGCTACAGTGCAGATCAAATCAGAATCAGAAATATTAAACCAAGACACACGAAAAGCCATCATTGACGAGATCCTTGGCTCTGAGAATCTCACGCGTAAAGATAACGCCTACAAACGATATCAGTGCTACAAGGATCGAATCATAGATTACGTTATCGAAAAGATGCTGATGTGGTTTGATTGGGACACTGTTAGAGAGATGTCCTATGCCACCGCCAACATTTCATTGGTCAGAAAAATTGTCGATAAGTTAGCCAGGGTTTACTCTCAAGGAGTGCAGCGCGCCGTCTATCGTGACGAAACACTTGATCCAGAGGCTACACAGACAGTCGAAAAGCTGGCCAAGATCCTGGACTTTGATTCAGCAATGAAGAAAGAGAACAGGTTTTTTAAGCTCGATAAGAATGGTGCCGTCTATGTAAGGCCCATCCAAGAATCTGACGGGAAATATTGTCTCAAGGTTCAGCCGCTGTGCCCATTTCTCTATGACGTGGTCGAGTCGGCAGAGGATAGAGAAAAGCCCCTGGTCTATGTCCTAAGCCAATATCACCCACGAAAACGAAGCTATCCAGATATCAACACGGCAGAGCAGGCTAAGACTCATGGGTCTATTCCACAGCAGATCATGGCTAAAGGTGATGGCAAAGATCAGCGCATTGCCGATAACCCAGATGATCAAGACATAGATAAAGAACAGTTTGTTTGGTGGTCTGACACCTATCACTTCACAACGAACAAAGCCGGTGAAATCATTTCTCAGGGTGACAATCTAAACCCCATCGGTGAGTGCCCCATCGTTTCATTTTCCATTGACCAGGATGGTTCATTCTGGGCTCAAGGCGGTGACGACCTGGTGGACGGGGCCGTGCTCATCAACTCTGTTCTGTCACATACCATGCACATTGGCGTAATTCAGGGCTATGGTCAGTTCTATGCCACAGGGCGTAATCTGCCTTCATCGATAAAGCTTGGGCCCAATAAAGGTATTAAGATTGAGTACGATAAAGACAATGACCCGGTACCAGATCTCGGGTTTCTGCAGGCTAACCCCCCACTTGATCAGCTTCGAAGCTTGGTTGAAATGTACACAGCCCTACTTCTTACCTCTAACAACCTATCGACTTCTGGTGTAGCCGTTCAGCTTGGTACAGTTCAAAGTGCTGCCAGTGGTGTCGCCATCATGCTCGATAAGTCTGAGAGCATGGAGGATGTGAACGACCAGGCACAGATCTTTAAGGACCGCGAAGGTGAGATTTGGGAAATCGTCGGTAAATGGCTAGACGTTTACGGCCAGGCCGGACTCTTATCAGAGGATCTCATGGGCCTAAGCCTGCCACCAGATTTCGAGGTTCAATTAAAGTTCCCTGATCAGCGGCCAATACTAACCGAGTCTGAAAAGCTAGACGCGCTGCAAAAGAGAAAAGATCTCGGCATCAGCCTGCCGTGGGAACTTATCCAGCTTGATGATCCGAGTCTTTCTGCCGACCAAGCTAAAGAGAAGTTAATGGAAATCATGACCGCTCGAGGCGCCGGAATGAAGGCAATTACAACCAGCGTTACAGAACCGAAGGCCACAACTACAGATCAGGGGGCTATGCCTGGTGAAGACAGTCAAAGCGGTGGGGACACCGAGCAAGACGTTCTCGGAACTTGATCTCGAATTGCCGAGCCTGCCACAGACAGTAGCGGCTAAGATCAAGCAGGACGTGGGTGAGTACATAGTCGAGCAGGTGCTTATGGATCTGTCGAAAGCCACAACACCTGTTTCGGGTGAAACGTTTAAGCCCCTATCCAAAGAATACGCCAAAGAGAAGAAAGCCCTTGGTCTATCACCCAAGCCAGATATGACTCTCGAAGGCGATATGCTGGAGGCCTTGACGTTTGAACCCTCAGATAAGGGTATTCGAGTAGGGTTCTTCGGATCTGAAGCTTGGAAAGCAGACGGGCATCTACACTTCTCACCGGAGAGTGAGAACGCCCGGGCCCCGAAGCGCCGGTTCCTGCCAGGCGAGGGTCAAAAGCTTAAGCCCGAAATTCAAAAGGAAATCGAGCGTATTATCCAGGATGCAATCCTTGCCAACAATGAGCCGACAGCCAAGGAACTAGATCAGGTTGAAACTAAAAAGGATCTCTATGGCATTTTGATAGACGCTTTAGGCGATTACACCAGAAAAGAAATCAGGCAAGCTGTGCTTCGAAATGATTCACTGGTGACCCTACTGGCTGATAAAGACCTGCTGGACCTTCTCTAATGGCTAGACGCGTTAAGGTTGATGTAAAGATCGGGGCCTTAAGATCAATCAAAGAGTTGAACAAACCAGAGAACCAACGGGCTATCGGTGATGCAATCGTTAAAGGTATGAAAGACCTGATCTCATCTGGCCAGTCACCGGTGAAAGGCTTTCCCCGGTTCGTCGAATACTCAGGCGCCAGAAAACGAAAGACTCGAAAGACTGCCCGTGGTCGGAAATCCACTGCCAAGAGTCTCGGTTATCCATTTAATGTCCAAGACGAATATCCAGATAAGAAGGTTAGACCAGTCAACCTAAAGCTCTCTGGTGATATGCTAGGTGAACTCAAGGCTGATCCAATTACCAGAGGCGTGCGCATTGGGATAATTGACGCAGAGCAGGCTATTAAGGCTAAGCTCCACAATGATGGTGGACCTCAAGAAATAAGGGTCAAGCGCCGAGTAAAAGGCGGCAAGACTAAGAGTGTAAAGCTGAAGTATAATATGCCACAGAGAAAATTTATTCCCGATAACCCCGGAGAGAGGTTTAAAATTACTATTGAACGTATTTACTTATCTCTCTACAGTGAAATTCTAGACCGTATTTTAAAAAAGTGAACTGAAGTACCAAAGCCTTCATCCTGACTGGGGATAAGCAATAGATGTGAGATTTTTAAACTTAACCCACGGTTGTGCCGTGGCGATGTCTCTAGCTGTGCTAGCGATATCAAGGGGGATTAGATGAGTGAAAGCGTGACTGGCGCACAAGATGTAGTAGTTGAGCCAACTTCGACAGAGACTGTAACTGTTCAGGCGACTGATGCAGATGTGGTTTCCAAAAAGGACCATGAGCGTGCTCTGGCAGATATGCTGAAGTTTAAAAACGCGCTTAAGGAAAAAGAGAAGTCCATGGAAAAGCTACAGGCCGAGCGCGAAGAACTTCGTATGCAGGGCCTAAGAGCTAAAGAAGAGTGGAAAACTATTGCCGAAGAAAAAGAGGCCTTGGCCCGTCAACTCGAACAGGACCTTAAAGCAACGAAACAGGCTGTGCTTGATTCGAAACGCTATGAGGCTCTGAAGGTTGAATGCATGAAGTTAGGCATCATTGACCATGCTCTTGATGATATCACTCAAGAGATGCTCCAGAGTGTTGACGTCGAAGTCACCTCTACTGGTCGGGTCAATGTGCTCAACGCTAAGCAGGCCGCCGAGGATATTAAACTCAGAAAACCCCATTGGTTTGGAAAACCATCTGCACCATCGGTGAACAATGGAGTGCCCACAGTTGGAACAACTCAAAGCCCCGTCACACCGAAACAGGTTTTGGAGCTTCAGGCGAAATATAAGAAGACCAGAGATCCGGCAGATCTTAAGGCTTATGAAACTGCCATGCGTTCTCTTGGTCGGCCTATGTAAAACCGTCTGACCAATAGGAGACTAAAATGGCAGATCAACTACACAAGACTAGTGCTGAGGTTAGCGTTCTCGTTCCCTCAGTATGGTCGCAAGATTATTATGAAGCATTACTGGCTGAATTACCGTTCAACTCGGTTGTTAGCCGTGACTGGGAAGGCGAAATCAAAGCGCTTGGCGATCGAGTAAAGATCTCTCAGATTCCTCAGTTCTCTGAAGCCATTGAGTTAGCAGAAGACGCTAAGTCTGACGCTGATGCAGTGACCGTTACTCAGCAAGAACTAGTGATTAATAAGCGCATCGTGAAAGATTTCATCGTCACCAATAAGGCATTGCTCCAGAGCATTCCTTTTGTTGATAAACTTCGTGAGCTTGCAATCTACAGCATCATGAAAAAGATGCAGTCTTTGATTGTTAGCCTCATCGTTCCAAGTGCAGCCGCTCCAGATCACACCATTGCATACACCGCTGGTACAACGCTGGCTTTGGTTGATATGTTGGCAGCAAAAGAATTGCTGGACGCTCAAGACGTTCCAATGATGGACCGCCACTTTGTTGTTGGTGCAGCCCAATTAAATGATATTTTTAATATTACCGGATTTGTGTCAAGCGACTTCTTAACCTCCGGTGCGCCGTTGGCCTCTGGTCAATTACCCCCGAGCCTGTTGGGTTTTGCTCCACACTTCACCAGTGTTGTGGGTAACACCAGCTACTGGTTCCATTCGTCTTTCTTCACCATGGCCGCTCAGCAAGACCTAATGGTCAATGAGTATGACCTTGGCGTTGACGGTGTTCGTGGCAAGCGCGTGAACGTTGACGTGCT